CGTGAGCTTCGTAAGGAGGGTTATGTCTATTGTTCGCCACATCAGCTCGAAGAAGCGTTAAGACGTATGCGAAAGATTTATTTGCAAATGAAAAAATGATCATAGAATGTGGATAGTCATTTGGGTTGGTATACAAGTGGCTGGCATTTGTAAATAAAAAAAAAGCCCTCAATTAAGAGGGCTTTTTAGTTGTTACTTACTACTTACGCTAAGTCTTGTTGTATTCTTTTGAAGTAGTCAGACTGCGTATGAGCCTTAGAGCAAAACTCAGTCAGTATATGACCCACTAAGACTTCTTTAGATACGCCTATTTGTACAGCTCTGACTTTCAGCATATCTTCAACAGGCTTGTTGATGTAGGCTCGTATGACTTTACTTCTTGGCTTTACCATTGGCACTTTTTTCCTCCTGTTCTTTTTCAAATTTAAATCGTTGAATCAGAGCGTCCATCTTCTCATCACTTGCCATCGCTAGTAACGTATTTTCGTCAGCCTTCTCGATCTTGAACCAAAGAGAGGAACTAGCGTGAAACAAAAGTTCAGCTATGGTCATTCTCTCAGTTTGTACTCTAATTATCTCAGCTTTTAATTCATCTATTGTCATAATAACTCCTGTTCTTTAAACCATTTTTCAGATTCTTTATCAGTTTCAAAGTATAAGAATCCATCTAATAAATTCTCAAAGTTGGATACCCAGCCTAACTCAAAAGCATTATTAACCAGCCATTCATCAGAACAATGCTGTTCTTCTTCGCAGGTATCCTCTTTCCTTAGCTTTGCCACTAGCTCTTCTTCTGTTGCAAAGAATATCATTACTCTACCTCACTTTCCTCTAAAAAATCATTATCAGATTTACGAAGAATATCCCAGCCTAAAATCACTCTGTTAACAGATTTACTCATAGTATCGTTTGGATAAGTTTCAGTAAGTACGAAAACAACTTCATCTCCATCCTGCCAGCATACTTCTTCCATTACTTCTTTAGGTAAAACTAATTCAGACCTTGCGTTGTCGTGTCCTCTCACAGGTACTACAAAATTAGTTATACTTTTCTTTACTAAATCAGCCATCACTTCACCTCACTTTCTTTTTTTTTATTATTGACTCAAGATATTGGTGGAACGACTCAATGCAAGCAGGCGCAACATCATCAGTTTCCCATTCTATGTCGCCACACTCTCTATCTTCTATTTGTTTGCAATTTATCCAATTATATGCATCGTCCAGGCTGTCTGCCTCTATAATTATATCGTGGTATATTATTTCTCGTGCTTCTATTTTCCACTTAGCCATTACTGCACCTCACTTCCTTTCAAGGGATCATCGATAGCTTCTCTAGTGTCTTCAGTTATATCGTAATAGTCCAGGGTTATAGAATACCATTCGTCCCATCTTGAGCCACAATCATCACAGCCTACCTTATGAATGATACTGTTGTCATCGTACTTAGTGCGCTCAAGGTCTACGTTCGTGCTTTCGCAAATAGGGCAATCCATTACTTTGCCTCACTTTCTTTTTCAACTAATAAATGCCAATCTTCGCTTGGGTGTTCTGCTTCGTCATACCATTCAGTCCAAAATATAAATCCACTTCCATTGGCATAGTCTTTTTCATATTGTTCAGGTGTGTATCCATCAACGTAAAGACATTCTTCTGAGCAAAAATACTCTCCTGCGTATTCGTCTAAATACCCTTCATCCATTCCTTTTTCACAAGTTGTGCAAACACGAGGGGCAGACTTTTCCTCATCATATTCAACGCCATTAATAATAAAACTCATTATTCAGCCTCCTCATTTGCATATTCAACTAACGATACAAGACTGCTGTCAAACCTGTTTCCATTACCTAAAAGCTGGCTCAAGCCATATTTTTGATAAACGTCATAATGGTCTTCATAATCAGTATCTTTTAATATATTATCTAACTCCTGCTCAATTTCTTCAAGGCGTTCGATAATATCTTGTACTGCATCTACATCTACTGGCTTCATACCTTAACTCTCCCTGTTTCAGCGTCAATCTCTACTGCCTTATCGTAGTGTCTTACTCTAGTCCACTCGATTATGTAGTGTTTATTGGTTTTATTGTTCTTATAGGTTTCCGTTCCATCGTATCCATAGTCTTCGCTATCAACAAATTCCCAATCTTCACGATTATGCGCTATTTCTTCTAAATTAACTGCGTTAGTTTTATCGAAATAATCACCACTTTCCATATCAGAGCGTAAATCTTTTATTTCTTGCTCTTGCTCTCTTATGATGATGCGTAGTCTTCTCATCTCTTTACATACCTTATCGAAGGCGTTTTCGTAGTTATAACTCATAGCTATAAACTCCTGTTTTTTTGTGTTAGGGCTTAATTACCCTAGAGCCTATGGAAGGAATCGAACCTTCCAAAAACCATTTAGGCTATTAATAAATTCCCTTAAATAGTGGTTCTTGATTTTTTACAGGTATCATCGTTACTTGATAGATTGGCAAACCTTCTTTTTCGTCATTCATCTTCTTTTTAAGCTCGAAGGCTTCGAACCAAGTCAAGCCCTCCTTGACAATCAAGAAGGGCACAGATTGTACTACTGCGTACTGCCTATCCACGATATTTTACCTCGTCGCTATTTATAAATGTATCGAAAGAGTAACATAAATCACGATTTTTTGCCTGTAAATCTCTTATTTTTTCATTCCTCGCCCTTATTTCCTTTACCTTCGCAACGATGGTTCTGGGCTGTGCTATCTGATAGCCTGCCTTCATAATAAACCTAGGTTCTTCTTTCTCGTATTTAAAGTTTATTTCGGTTCTGTATAGATAGACTTGTTTTTTTATGTACTCTGTGCCGTTGTGGGTATTGTATCCGATTTGCACGAATAGGTAGTGTAGTGTTCCATAGTGGCGAATATGAGCCGAAAGCATCATATCTTTGCATTTGGCTTTTTCATCGTTAATTATTTGATAAATAGCGTCATTTTGTTTTTTGATCAATTCGTCGTTTTGCTTGACTTTCACGCCATCTTTAAACACTTGGTTGAATTGAGGTTGTACATTGTTGAGGAAGGTGTGAATGGCGTTAACCATTTTTGTTCTGTTTATATAAGAATCGATGTTAAAATTTCTCATAATTTAACTCCTGTTTTTGTTTTGTGTGTCATTGTTGACATTGGAAAGTAGTTACAAGTGTTACAATTGTGCAAGATATATTTTCAAAAAGTGTAAAAAAAGTTGTGTTTGTCGTCAATAAAAAAGTTTTAAGAATGTGCTAGTTTTGACATATAAAGAGGTTTATTATTGACCCAAATCAGGCACGTTTTTTGTTTTTCAAAAATGGCTTGATTCAGTTTTATTGTCATCGAGGGAAACGAGGGTTTTTAACCCTTGATTTATAGAGGAGAAAACGAAGTTTGTCAGTGGAGCTGTCAGATAAAAAAGGTTTTTTTTTAAATTTCAAGGTGTACCCCCCTTGCCGTTGGGCTGGACTTCAGTATCCCTCTAGTGACTGTTAGTAATTGTCACACGGAAAAATTGAAATGAAAAAGACTAAAAAAAATCTAGCTAAGTCTTGGGGAGAGTGGATACGCAACCACCCCCAGACCCCAGCATTATTACAAAAAGTATTTGATGTAGCTATGACTGATGGTGACCCCAACCAGTTTAAAGCTATTAACACACTTATAGATCGTATTGCCCCACATCTTAAATCAGTAGAAATGGATGTTAAGGGAGAAATATCTCAAGGTGTTATTGTATTACCTGAAAAAAAGATTAACAAACCTACCCCCCAAGCACCTACAGAAGTTGATAGAGTTGCCGAGGAGGTAATAAAAGATATATCAGCAGAGGCATAAATGAGCTTATATGAAAACATAAATAAACGCAAAAGAGCAGGCACTAGCCGTTCTAAGGAAAATACAACTATAGACCCTAAGACCTATGCAAAGATGCAACAGAAAAAGGGTGGTTTTAAACCTAAAAAAAAGAAAGTTAAAATGGTTTAATGTCGCAGGCTTGGACTAGAAAAGAAGGCAAATCACCTTCAGGTGGATTAAACGCTAAGGGTAGAGCTAGTTATACAAAAGGCACACTTAAGCCCCCTGTTACCGAATCAAAACCTACTGGTAAACGCAAAGCTAGGAAAAAATCTTTTTGTGCTCGTATGTGTGGTATGAAAAAGAAACGCACTGGTAGAGCAACTGCTAACGATCCAAACTCAAGGGTAAATAAATCATTACGCAAATGGAAATGTCGTTGTAGTTAATGGCTGAAAAAATATTATGGAAACCCCATAAGGGTGCACAGACATTAGCCCTACAACAAACAGCATTTGAAGTTCTCACAGGAGGTAGCAGGGGTGGTGGAAAGACCGAAGCAGGTTTAGCTTGGCTAATAGACCCCACCTATCTTAATAACGAGAAATACAGAGGATTGGTCATTCGTAGAAATTATGACGACCTCCGTGACTGGATTGATAGAGCTAAAATGTTTTACAGGTCTTTGAATGTAAAGGTCTCTGGAAACCCTGCTGAATTTACATTTCCTAGTGGAGCTAAGATTAGAACTGGTCACTTAGCTGATAGTGATGCTACTTATAAGTATTTAGGTCACGAATATCAAAAAATACTTATTGAAGAGCTGACCATTATCCCTAGCGAAGAAAACTATTTACGACTTATATCTACTTGCCGTTCTACGGTAAAAGGACTAGAGCCACAGGTTTTCTGCACAACAAACCCTGGAGGTGCAGGTCATCAGTGGGTAAAGCAAAGATGGGTAGATGTTGCAAGAAATAAAGAATACACAGACCCAGTTACAGGCAGAACTAGAATATTTATCCCTTCTCAGGTATATGATAATCCTACTTTAATTAAGAATGACCCTGAATATGTCAATACATTAAAAGGCTTACCAGAAGAATTAAGAAGAGCTTGGCTTGATGGCGACTGGGATGTCTTTAGTGGACAGTATTTTAACAAATTTCGTTACGAAAAGCACGTTTGTAAACCTTTTAAGATACCTGACGAGTGGTATCGCTATAGATCAATAGACTACGGTTTTGCTAACTATTTTGGTTGCTTGTGGACAGCAGTAGATTTTGATGGTAATGCGTATGTCTATCGTGAACATTACGAAAAACAACAACCCCTTAGTCATCATATTGCAAAGATAAAAGAGCTTAGTGGAGATGAAAAATATCAAAACACGATTGGTGACCCTGCTATGTGGATACGAAACCCACAAAATACTAATAACTGGTCAAATGCTATGCCTTCTCATATGAGTATTGCAGAGATAATGACAGTGGATGGATTACCTGTAAATAGAGCAAATAACGACAGAGTTAATGGCTGGAATGTAGTTCGTGAGTATTTAGAATGGAATGATTCGGATAGAAGTGAGCCTCGTATTAAATTTTTCTCAAATTGCCAAAATCTAATCAGGACACTTCCAATGTTAGTTCATTCAGAGAAACGCCCTGAAGACTTGGATACGACTCAAGAAGACCACTTGGCTGACTGCTTACGTTATCAGCTTATGTATCTTGGTCGCCCAAGCATAGAAACAACAAAGCCTTATTTACAAAGGGAGCTAGAAAAATTATTAGCGATGGAAACAAATCTGGACGGAATCAGAAATTGATCACGATAGTATTATTTGACGAATATGGTCATTATGAGGTTTCATTAAAAACAAACGATCCATCAGATGTTGAATTACAAGGCTATGCGATGCGAGAGTATGAAAGTGCAGTTGCTGGTATCGCTACGCAATATCTCGATATGCAAACAAATTCACAATATTACATAGGTACTGAATGTTAAGCGAAAACTACAAACCAACACAACAAGACAAAGAAATCATAACTCGCACTGAGAATATGTTTCAAATGGCTAAAACTGCTCGTTCCGAGGTAACCAAGCTATGGCGTGAAGCTGAAGGATTGTATCAAGGCAATCATTGGGAAGGTATGAATATGCCTCAGTTTAAAAATCAGATCACGGTTGATTTGATTGCTTCAGCAATAGACACGATGATACCTATCTTGTCATCTCGACCACCTAAGATTGATATTATGTCAGTTACTGGCGATGATAAGGGAGTTAATGTAGCAGATACAATACAAGCATTTATGGATGAGCTTTGGCAGATAAGAGATATGCAAAACCTTATACCTGAGTTTTTACTGGATTATCTTGTCTACGGCACTGGTATAATCAAGACAAGTTGGAACAACGTAGACGATATGCCTGACTGCGATATTATAGACCCTTTTAATTTTTATGTAAACCCTTCTGCAACCAAACTTGAGAACGCTGAATGGGTATGCTTGGCTTCTGCTATGCCAATCTATGAGATTAAAGAACGCTTTGAGAATGGCGAGTATGTAAAACCTATGGCAGACCTAGACAAGTATTCTGCTACAAAAATAGGAGTATCTTCTTTTGGAGAAGAGAAGATTCAGGTTACAGATACTAAAGGTCAAGAAACAAATTATTATGACGGCTATGGTAAGGCTATGGAGGATTTAGAGCCACGAGCACTGGTTATTGAGTGCTATATGCGTGACCCTTCTAAAGAATACACCTATACAGAGGATGGCAAAGAAGAAAAGAAGATGAAGTATCCTAATGGGATGCGACAAGTTATTGTAAGTAATGGAGTATTACTATATGATGGAAAAACAAAATACCCCTTCTACAACAAAGAAAATCACTGTCCTCACCCTTTTCCGTTTGTTACGATTAAAAATACTGGTTCGCCTCACTCGTTTTGGGGAAAACCTGAACCAAAAAGATTGAAGTCATTGAACCTTGCTATGGACAGGATTAGTTCACAGGTGATGGATAACATACACCTTACAGCTAACCCTATGTGGATTGTTGATGAATCTACTGGTGTAGAGAACCAAATCAATAATAAACCAGCTCAAATCATACGAAAGAAGGGTGCAGGTAATGTACAGATGCAAAACCCACCATCTATGCCTTCGTATGTATTCAACTTCTACCAGTTGTTAGCTGATGTATTTGAAACCGTTAGTGGTGTGAATAAAGCAACGCAAGGTAAAGAAGCGAGTAACGTAACCAGTGGTGTACAGGCTCAGATATATAGACAAGCCAGTACAACAAAAATAGATTTTAAAGCCAGAACATTGGATCAAGCTATATCTACGCTAGGTACAATGTGGGTTGCTATGTATAAACATTTAGGCAACCAAGTAAAACGAGTTAATTATGTTGGTAATGACGGCATAACAGAGCCTCGTGATATGATTGGCGTAATGTTTAAAGATATAGATTTAATGGTAAGGGCAAAGGCAGGCAGTATGTTACCTGAAAACAGAATGTTTGTAGAAAACAAGATACTACAGCTTGCACAGCTAGGGATTGTGACTGACCCTGAATACATTGTAGAGAATATGGAAATGCCATCTAAGGAGCGTTTATTGGCTAAGATTCGTGAGCAAAAAGCTGAGTCTGAACAGCCAATGACACCTGACCAGTTAGGTTCTAACGAAGATGAGATTTATGAAGCCCTTATGAATGATCCGTCCTTAGTTGATAAGGTACAACCATAACGCTTTTACTATTTTAAAAGGCTATATGATAAGATATTTAACCAGTACAGTTCTTACTATAAAGGAGTAATAACACTTATGAGTGAGAACATAGAAGGTGGTACTTACGGAGTCGAAATAGACGCAGATGTAGCTGACTCCCTGTTTACACCCAATGAGGGGGAGCAACAGACTACAGCAACGAGTAATGTACCAAACAGTGAGGCAACGACTGAAGAACCAGTAGAGACTCAGGCAACTGAGCAACACGAAAATTCCGAAGAAACTGTACCTACAGATGATGGTGAGCCAGAAGTTATTGATTTCACAGAAATCGAAATTGATGGTGAAACCTACACAACTGAACAGCTACAGAATTTTATACAAGATTCTGTCAATAAGGCTGAGTGGCAAAAGAGCAATACTCAAAAAGCTCAAGAAATAGCCAGTCAAGAAAAAGCCTTAAAAGCTGAGTTTGACCGAATCAATGATGTGATGAAGGACGATGAGGTTGTGGAAACTTTAAAGGATGTCTTAGGTGAAGACCACGACTTCTTTAAAGAGTCAACTGTAAAGTTTTCAGAAAACGCAGAGAACGTAGACGAACAAAGTGAATCCTCACCACCTGTGCAAAATCAGGAAGATAGTAGGATTCAAGACCTAGAAGCTCAAGTAAGGCAAATGCAACTAAAAGAGCAAGTTGCTGAAGAGATTAATACTCTTGTCTTAGCACATCCTGAGCTTAAAGATGATGGCGATGCAATATCGGAGGTGTTAGATATTGCCGTAGAACGCAATATTGCTGACTTAGAAGACGCTTTCACTCTTGCTCAAGCTAGGGCGACAGAAGAATCTGCGATTATGAAGGCGATGAAAAAGCTAAAGGAAGCTGATGATCTAAAATCAATTCCTGAGGTGGATACAAATAAAAAAGGTGACCATAGTCCAACTGTGGAGAAATCACCTGATTATGACCACGCTAGGGAAGTAGCATTGAGAGATTATCAGTTATTTGAATAATAACTAAAATAGGGGGTAAAGACAAATGTCTTTAAACTTTGACAATTTATCTGCACTTACGAGGGATAAATATATTCCTCTACTTGTAGATAATATCTTCGAAAGTAATGTCTTAACACATCGCCTCTTACGGAAGTCAAAAGCTAGTGCTAGTGGTAATAAGGTTCTACAACCTGTAGAATACGCAAAAAACGCTAGTTCAGGATTCTATAGCGGATATGACGTTATGGATACTTCACCAACCGAAGTTATGAGTTCTGCCAGTTTTGATTGGAAGCAAATGTATGCTACCATTTCTATATCTGGTCGTGAAGAAGCTCTAAACGATGGTGCTGAAAGAGTGATTGACCTACTTGAGGCTAAAGTTAAGAACGCTGAAAAATCTATGAAAGATACGTTCGGCACAACCTTGTACGGTACATCTAATGGCTCAGGAGATGAGTTTGTTGGATTGCAACATATTATTGCTGAAGACCGTTCACTTGGTGGTATCGATTCCACAACTTACACTTGGTGGGATGGTGGTTACGTTGATGCTGTTTCTGGTTCACCGACCTACGCTAACATCGTAACTGACGGTAATGCCAACTTTATTCAAGATCACTTGAGAAAAGCTGTGAGTTCATTAACCATTGATGGTCAAAGACCAACAATGATTGTTACAACTCCAGTTATATTAGACGCATACGAAGAGTCACTTGTGGCTCAAAAACGCTTTGGTGCGTCTGCTGGTTCTGAAGCTGATGCTGGATTCAGGAATTTAACTTTCCGTGACATCCCAGTATTTGCTGACGATCATTGTCCTGCTGGTATGATGTTCTTCTTAAACGAGAACTTTATTCAGTTTAGACATCACAGAAAGAGAAACTTTGCATTTGAACCTTATCAAAAGCCTCTTAACCAAGATGCTAGAGTTGCAAAGATTCTATGGCTTGGAGCATTAACCTGTTCTGCTCCTCGCTATATGGGTAAGATAACAGGTCTTCCATCAGCTTACTAATAGGAGTAATTAATGGCTATGACACAAGCAAGTTCTGACAAAAAAACTGTCGGAATGGTAACTGAAAAAGACGCTAGTGGGTTTGTTAAGACTTCTGTTGGTGGTGTAGACATCTACACTGGCAGTGGAGCACCGACCCATAGTGCAGTTAAAGGCTCTTTGGCTGTTGATGTTAATGGTGCAGAGATTTATATCTGTACAGTTGCATCAGGCACTTGGAAAAAAGTAACAAGAGCTAGTTAATCAACCGTAAGTGGGGGTGCTTTGTCGCCCCCACATTACATAAATAGGGGAAGAAATGACTGGAACAGAAATAGTAGATATGTTAGGGCTTCGACTTGAAGACCCTTCCGAATCTAACTTTACCAGTGCAACAAAAATTAAAGCAATCAATATCGCACAACGTAGCGTTGTAAACTTGATTGATAATGCTTATTTGACCGAATTACAGGAAATAGATGAAGCTACATTTGCTAATAATGCCTTTGCAGATGATTCATCTGGGAATGGCTTAGATGCTGATGGCAAAGCAACTTTTACCTCGCTTGGCATTGATCCAATTAGAGGTGGTGTTATTGCTATTAATGTCTATGATGATGCTGGAAGCACCGTAACGGATTTAGGATTTGCAAATATGATTGAGCCACAAGATGCTAAAAGGTTAGAAAATTCTTACTTAGCAGGCTCAACTGACAATCCTGTCGCTTATATATTCAATGAAACAATCTACGTTAAACCAGTATTGGCTTCTGGAGCAATTGATGTTTGGTATCTTAAAAATCCGTTGGAGTTTACATCAGGCACACCTGTATCAGGTGTAAGTCAGTCACTGTCAACTGAATGCCAGTTGAATGTAGCATTACAAGAATCAATAATAGATTTTGCAGAATCACAGCTTTGGAAGATGGATAATAAGCCAGATAGAGCTGGAATAGCTTACACAAATGCTGTAAATCAAATTAAAGCCTTAAACGATAGGTATCAGGTAGAAAAACCCAAAGGAATTGGCACACAGGGTAGGGCATAATGCTTTGGTCACAGATCGTAGACCGAGCTAGTGTTCCATTTGAGCCTAGCGATGAAATAAAGCAAAAAGCGAAAAAGTATGGTGAAGAAGCACAGCAAGACTTTGCTTACCATACTAAGTCTTACGAACGTACTCGTGGTGTTTATAT